GTCCTATTATAAAATCATCTATGTTCTAGGGGAATAGATGAATGAGCTAACATTAGATTACCAAACGAACGTCTGTTCGTCAAGCCATTTGTGGAATATTTTGTGGGTTTCCTGTACCTTGTGCAGGGTTGCCACCTTCAGGTGGTGCTTGACCTCCACCTTGTTCAATCATCTGACGCCCCATGTCTAGAACTTGCTCAGGCGGTACGCCTTGTTGTAGAGCCTCAAACATCATGTTAGCTGTGTTCATGGCTGTTTCAACATCGTTGTTCATTTCGTCCATGTTCATACGGGCAATGATTTCCTCACCTTTAGCTAAGTGCAGTGATCTTATTAACTCTTGTGGTGTCAATAGTTGTACCGGATACTGGTTGCCGAACTGACCTTGTAAGTTGATAAGTTCTTTTGCCTCTTGTGCCTCACGCATACGAGTAATTGGAGCCTTAGAACTAACGTCGACAGCAATGTCATATGATAAGTCAGCGAAGTCAGTACCTACGTACTCGATGAACTCTTTAATGTCGCCCTTATCATCTAAGACACGAATTAGGCGTTCTTCTTCATAGAATGTAGTCATGAAGTCGATTAACATGTGTGTTAAATCCTCCACATACATTTCAACATCGTACATTTGGTCACGGTCACGCATTGTAGAACGGTCTATTAATGCCTGTACACCTGAAGATGTTTGCAGGGAACCTACGTTCTGTCCCATGTATGATTCTGTTAAACCAGTAATCTCACGAATATTCTGTTTAGCAGCTTCAAGTAGGTTGAATAGCTGCGGTGGAATATTCTGAGGTTGAATAATGTGTACAGCCTGAGACGGTAAAACGTTTGACTCGTACACCATGTTAGGCGCATTGCCGTATTTCGCAAGGTGTTTCGGGTCGATTCCTGATTTAGCGTCAACAATTTTCTGAGGATTCTGTAATAGTGTACCAATCATAGCAATGATGGACTCTACTTTATTGATAATTTTCTGATTGTCAAGAATAAATTGACAAGTTGACATGCCCCAAAATGCTTGACGTTGTGGGAAATCGTATAAAATAGCGAATGGGTAGCGGTTCGGTCGGCATGGCTCCTTCAATAGATACTTACCGTTAGCCATGTACTCGACTGTGTAGTCAAAGCCGCCCTCGTCGTTAGGTGTTTTCGTGTAGCATTTCAGGAAATCGCAGATACGCTCATTATCCATAGTACCATAGTCACGCTGATAAATCTCTCCACGTTCAGCAGGGTCTAGGTTGGCTGGTTCTGAAGCTTCAGCACTTTTAAACTTGTCCTTGAATTTTGGATGTTTCTTCACCCATTCAATCGGTCGTCGTTCCCGAACGATTATGTATTCGCAGTCCTCTATACTAAAGGCGTTAGGGTCAGGATAGAATGTAGCAGGGTCGATCTCTTTAACTTCAATTTCACCCTCGTACATAAAGCCCTCGTCACCTTTAACAGTAGAACCCATGCGACCCTCTTGCTCCTCATTCCAGTACATATAAGCAATAGCTGTACCTAAGAGTTTAGCTGTGCCGATGTTTTCTCGAATGACTTTACGCAACTTTATACGGTCGAATGCATCTTCATACGCTTTGTTAAGCTGCGCTACTCGTTCTATGCCTGCTGGACTGACTGCACGCAGTTTAGCCACAGGGTTTTCCACAGCGAAAGCAGCACGTTTCGTATACTTAACTAAGTGGACAAAGTTTGTAACAGGCTTTGGCAGCCACGGTGGAGCGTTATTCAGTTCCCATTGCTGGTTACGGTCAAAAGCGTCAAGCTCGTTCCATATACTGTCCATAGGCTGGCGTTGATTTTTAGCAGCACGGTACATCTGCATAATAGTATTGCCCCGTGTCTTTGGTGAACCTTTGTCTAGGTTTACATTGTTTTCCATGTGTGCCCTCCTTACTTAATTTGCCCGTATGTTTTGTCGAAATAAGTCTGCACATCTACAGGCATTTCTACAGGCTTGTTATACTTAGGCGTTCCGTCTGCCTCAGTTATCGGTGGGTCGCCTTTGTTGATATTAATGTTAATACCGCCCTGCATTGTACCGATTACATAACCGATACCTAAGGCAGCTAACGTCCCTAGTATAATCATCGTTTTCCCTCCTAGTATTCTATGTAAATAAATGCTCCGAACAGTGTAGCAAGGATGCCACATATAAATCCTGCAATAAATACGCCCATTCATCTTACCCCCTATTCGTTATAAACGCTATAAAACATGTAACCTATTAAGCATACAATTACTAGTGCAGGGACAGCATATAGTCCTAGCATGGCTAGTAGAAATTCTGAATGGCTCATTCATCTTCCCCCTTAGTAGTAGTTGTACCAGTCTGAACCATCACCTAGTCCGTGGTCGTCGTCCGTTTGGAGAGCGTGCGGTAGGTGAGATTGATCTTGCTTTCCAGTGTATGTGTTGATGCCGTATGACTCACGCTTCATATGACGTGGGTCGTCAGGTAGTTCCTGAATGATAT